AATTTGTCCGGCTTGCATTAATGATTTTGCGGTCCTAACAAATGCTTTTCTCTTTGCATCCTGAGTGTTTCCGGTGGTTATTATCTTTTCATAGGCTAATTCTTTAAATTTATCGTATAGAACAGCTTTATGAGGTATTTTACCACCTGGTTCTGTTCCATATTCCTCGAGTGCCAGCTCCAATGTATTTAATAATTCTTTTTGATTTGGCGTTAATCTTTTAATCTTTTCTGCTTTTTCATTAGATAGTTTTAACACCAGGCTAGTTTCTGATGATAAGTCGAGTTCATCATCATTGAGCGATACTTGTTCAGATTCAAACCATACTACATCTGATGCCTCAGCATCTTTTTGTTTTTCTGTAATTAAACCAACCAGTTTATCTTGTCTTTGTACTTTTAAACTAACATCGACAGCTCCTATCATTGCGGTACTACCTCTAGCTCCTTTAACTGAATCTTTACCGCTGTGATGAATTGGCATAACTGTGCAATTAAAGGTATTTCTTATTTTATCCATAGCCTGGATAGCTAATCCCATATCTTGAGCTGAGTTTTCATCTCCAGCCATACATCTGGCAACAGTATCAAATACTATCAGCTGTATATTGTCTTGTTTAAATGCCTGAATAGTTTCTATTAAATCATTAATAGCTTGTTCATCGAGTAATCCGACAGCTTGAGGTATAATATGAACCGGAGCTATTGGTTTTATATTCTTTTTATTATGCCAGGCTTGTAATCTTTTTCTTAATCCACCAACACCCTCGCCAGCTATATAGAATACAGCTCCAGGAATAACATCGTTATCGTGCCAGCTGATGTTATGAGCAATATGTAGTGACATATCTAGTGCTACAAAGGTTTTTCCCGAGCCTGGAGAGCCATATATCATTGACATTGAGTTCTCGGGTATGAAATTTTTAATTAACCATTTAACCGGTGGCATATTCATTACATCGGTAATGCTCATAACCTTAATTGGAGTCATTGGTTTATCGGATACAAATTCTGTTTTTTCTACGAGAGTTTCTAAATCTTTAATACTTTTATCCTCGAGCCAATCGAATACATCGCCTTTTGGTTTAAGGTTCGGCAGCTGCAATAGTTTTATTGATTTTGCAACGCCTTGGAGTGATTTAATCACTTGCCTACTGTGCTTTTCACCCGGTTCATCGTTATCAGGAATAACAATAACATCTCTATTTTTTAAATATTCGCTATGTTCTTTAGTCCATTTACCTGAGCCTCCGCTATTACAGCTGGCTACTAATCCTAAATTTTCCAGCTTTAATACATCTTTTTCGCCCTCAACTATATATACCGGTTTTGTTTGATTCTTTAATATGTTTGGTAATCTAAATGGGAGTAGGGATACGCCCTGGAGGTTCCAAACTGCTTTCCCATTAATTACTTGGCGTTGTCTAAATGTTTTAGGTTCATATCGAATGACTTGATATATAATTTTGCCTTGAGAATCCTGGTAATCGTAAACTGTTTGTTTAGTTGGTAATTTTATATCATCAACATCTTTGAGCTGCGGCTGTTCATCATCATTTTGCATACCAATAACATCGGTAAGAAATTCCTGAACGCTGATATTACTCGGTCCATATTGTTTTATTAAATCAGTACAGCCGCCACCTTGCTCCAGCTCAAAATCATAATAAGTACCTTTTTCTAGGTTTATGACCTTTGAGCCTTGGTTTCCCCAGCGTAATTCTTCCTCTTTAACTACGCTAGGTGAACCCCAGAAATGGGTAGCAACAGCTTGTATACTGTCCGCCCACTTATCCATCGTTTATTCAAACTCAGGTTTATTATCATCGGTTTCGGTCGCAGCTGGTGCCATTTCCGGAGCATCAACAAACTTAACGAATTTTAACTTGGGAACCGCTACTTTAGCTGGTCCAAATTCCATCATTTCGTGACCATCATATTCAATCAGAGCTGCTTTTTTAGATTCTGCCCAATCTTTTCCCATTTGGTCAAATACTTTTGAAACAGCATCCCGGCTTGCTCTTTGATTGGAAATCCATTCTCTCCAGCCACTAATTGGGCTACCTTGCTTTTCAGATAGATAGACCATTAGAAAGAACGCTTTTTTAAAGCCGCTATCTTTATCTATTTTTACTTTTGAGCCTGGAGTATCATTCCATTTCCATATTGGTGATTGGCCTTTTTCTAATTTGCCTTGACCAATTTTTATTGAATCTGGAGCTATTAAAAATTGTTTAAGCTCACATTTTTCTCCATCGACATCCCAAGTTTGTTCCTGGGCTTTCCAAGAGATATATTGAACATCTCCATCACTTCCTAAATCAAGATTCATCATTTTTTCCTTTCGCATTTTGATGTGGATATTTAGTTTTAAAATCTAACCATTGGAGAAACAGCGTAAATGTTTCCCAAGGTAGGACCGCCAGGGTCTTTTCATTATCATCTCTTACAAATAATAAGTCGGCATTATCTTGGCGTAATGCTTTGTATAAAGATGAGAAACCTTTTCTTCTTCTTTTACACTCAACAATTAAACCAGCGAATTGAACATCGCCTCGATACTTACCACCTAAAGCTCCAGATAGAGGAACCCGCTCACATTCGATACCTAGACCATTAATTAATTTAACAGTTTCGGTTTCGTATTGTGTGCCTTTTATTTTTGGTTTATTGACCATTTGGTCCTCCATCCTGAAGATAATTCCGAACTAATTCATCAATTATTGAACTTTCTGAGCGTCTTAAATCATTTTTTTTTAATTTTAATAATTTACACACATCCTCTGAAAGGTGCAGATGCTTTGAGATTATTCGGTTTTTTTTATTCATAATAAATTTTTTTTATAAAAAGTACCATTTAGGTATTGCAAAGGTACTATAAATATGCATAATAATAATTGGAGTTAAATTAGATAGTTAATGAATAAAACAAAAACTTTGAAAAACACATTTAAATATCACCGAATTGGCCAAGAGGAAGTGCCAGGAAATCTTCCTAATTTTAAGCAAGGAGGTGAGTCTATGGAATCTAAATTAGACTTACAAATAGTTCTTAATAGAGAACTAAAAAAGCTTATAGACCTACAAAAAAAAGTTTACAGCAAGCCTCACGAAGTAAGTGATGCTAGTGCTTTAGGTTTATTAGTTTCTAAAGCTTGTGAATGGCAAGGAGATAACATATTCGATGTTGCTTGGACAGCATTTGAAGATTCTAACTACCATTCATTTAATACTAACTTTAAACAATTATGGGAGAAACAATAATTGAAACTACTAACTAAACAAAACATAGCTCAATTAAGAGCTAATGCAAAAGCTAAAAAGCCAATAGCTTATGTTAAGTTGTTCAATCCAACCGGAGCGGGTACTTGGTACCTATCTGAGCTGGATGAAAATAACATAGCTTATGGTGTAGCTGATGTAATTGAAAAAGAACTTGGTTATACATCTCTTGATGAACTAAGTGAGCTTAAATTGCCTTTCGGTCTAACGATAGAGAGGGATTTATATTTTAACCCAACACCTTTAGAGGAGGTTGCTTAATGAAACAATCTAAATCACTTGCTGTTTTACAAAAAGCATTACAAGACCAATTTCCACTTTATAAAGTTGGTTTGTTTGATGTCTTAGCTTTTGTAAAACAAAATGCAAAAGACTTGCCGGCAGAATTAAATGCCGAGTATAGAGAGCTTATAAATGATTTAAGCTCTGCAATGTTTAAACAATACCAAAAAGAAAAGGAGGTTTCTTAATGAAACAGAAATACTGTTTTACTAAAGTTCCGGAGCTAACAGCTGATGGAATGTTTAAAGATAAGTGGAGGGTTGCCAAAGTCGTGGAAAACGAACCTGGTTATACTCCGCTTGGTACCAAAGACCCATACTTTTTTGTTGGGTCGGCTGAATATGTCGAGAAAATAGTTAATACCTGGAATGAAAAACTTGGTGTTAACCTCGATAGAGAGCAAGAAATAGTAATATCAACAATGGAGTTTTAATGAGAATAAAAATAAATAAGGAGGTTAAATAATGCCCAGAATAAAAATAAATACTAAATATCAATTTTATCTCGACAAACTTAGAGAGCTTAACTTAGATGACCTCGACAAAAGTTGGGATAAAGATAACTTTAATATGAAACTGCTGTTGGATGGAGTCCAATGGCAAATTGATAATTATGGGAAAGGCAAGGTACTTTAATAATGGTTAAAAAAACAATAGTTTATAACACTAAACCGGACCCCATCGTTTCAATAAAAGAATATGAAATAGATGAGAATGGTAAAAGAGTTTTAGTTAAACAAATAATAAATAAGGAGGTTAAATAAATGAGTAAAATTAGAGCTGATAAAGGTAAGTTCATAACTTATATAAGAATGTCCACCAACGAGCAAAGTAAATCCGGTTTAAGTTTAGATGCTCAAAGGACCGCTATTGAAAAATTTATTAAAGATAAGGAGGTTAAATAAATGACCCGAAACTTTAGGAAAAAAGATTTTGTTCCTGGAGAGGCTCATAAAGGTAAATATGTATTTTATCTAAGAGTATCTACCAAGGAGCAAGGTAAATCCGGGTTAGGTTTGGAGGCTCAAAGGACCGGATGCGAAAAGCATCTTAATGGTGGGCCTTGGGAAAAAATTGGTGAGTATGTTGAGATAGAGTCGGGTAGGGCGGCCAATTTAAGGCGGCCTGAGCTGATGAAAGCTCTAGCTCATTGTAAAGCCACCGGAGCGATACTAATTGTTGCTAAATTAGATAGATTAGTTCGTAATGTATCTTTTTTAACTAAAATACTAGATTCAAAACAACCTTTTATAGCGGCTGATGTTCCAATGTTTCATAATCCGGCAACCAATAAATTTATGTTAGTTAATTTAGCTAATGTTGCTGAATATGAGGCCTCATTAATATCTGAGAGAACTAAAAACGCTTTAGCTGAGAGAAAAGCTCAAGGTGTTAAACTGGGTTCACCAAATCCTGGTATTGGTCAGAAAAAAGCGGTGCAAGCTCGCCAGCTGACAGCTCAGGATGATGCTGAAAAAATCTGTGAGGAAATTAAAAAGATTAAATCGGCTGGTTTCACGACTTTAAAAGAGATAGCTAAGGAGCTGCAAGTAAGAGGCGTGCCAGTATTAAGACAAACTTCTTTTAATAAAGGTGAAATTAAAGAGGAGGATT